TGGTGTTATCAATGACATCGTTTCTATTCAAAAAGGCACTCTTGCTGCCTATGCAAATATTGAGCAAGACAAGAGAAGACAATTAAGACGACAGAGAGACGCTGCTGCTGAAGCAAGGCAAGAAAAAGCAACGTCCAAACTAAAGAAGTCTGGTAAGGGTAGAAGCAAAAAGAAACTTAAGAAGTTAGGTCTTCTTGATATCATCCTAAAGAAATTTAAGGATGGGATCATGCAGGTCTTTGCACCCATTCTAGGACCCTTGACTGGGTGGTTTGGTATGATCGTTGGCGTCTTAGCGGCGCGAGGGGTATTTGATCTACTTACTGACGAGGAGAAGAGAGAGAAATTCTTAGAGACATTTGAAAAGGCTAAGTGTGTCTTTGGGAAGATCTTTAACTTCGTTAAAGGCAGTATAATGAAGGTCTGGGAAGGTTGGCAGAAGCTAACTGGATCAGAAGGTAATCTTATTGACAGAATCACTGGACTAGGAGAAATCCTTACTGGTGTTGCTGGATTGATGCTGGTATTCAATCCGTTTGCTTTGTTTGGTGGCATCCTGGATGCTCTCTTCCCAGATGATAATGATAACAAGAAAAAGAAGAAGAAAAAGAAACCAGACGACGCATCTAAAAAGAAGGGCACTGATGTTGATGCTGACGGTAAACCCAAGAAACCAACGTCAGGTGCAGATGATCTAGTTGATGATGCCCTTGAGTTAGGTCCTGACGGCAAACCTAAGGTTAATCCAGCAAGCGCACCCGAACCTCCGAAGAAAAGAGGTGGCATTTTTGGTTTCTTAGACGATCAGGTAGAGAAGGCTAAGAAACTAAAAGATAGTCTTGCCAAGAAAGCAGAAAGTGCTTTTGGTGTTGTTGGTGACTGGGCAAAGAAACAATACGCCAATCTTTCTGAAGCAGCAAGAAAGAGATGGGAGGACATGGTTGGTCTCAGCAAGAAACTTGTTGAGAAATCAAAAGCAATTGGTAGTGCTGTTGCTAGTAAGGTTGGTGATGCTAAGAAATTCATCACTGAGGGTGTATCTTCACTGACTGCTAAGGCAAAACAGGTTGTCATGGATAAGATCCTGCAACCTTTGGGCAAAATGTTTGAGCCCATACAGAAGCAGTTGAAAGGAATGGCAAACAAGGTCATGGGACCTCTGTTTGA